TCTCTGTCTTCGGACCGAAGTCGCCATCTTGGGTTGCACCAACAACGCCTTGCACAAGTTTCACAGCGTCACCCTGCGAGCCTTTACGCAACGACTTGCCCGGATACGCAGGAGCAGCAGCCTTCTTCGCAGCTGGTTTGCGGGCAGGCTTTTTGCCTCCCAACAGTTCAGCCATCTTCTGCTCGTAATAGTCAGGATCATCGGCGTACTTATTTGAAATCTCGATATGTACCCAATCGCCGCCAGGTGAACCAGAGAACGCTTTACGGCTGTATACCTGCCATGCGTCACGGTCGCATTTCCAGCCACGGCCATGTGGCTTCGGATAATAGTCAAACACCGCTTCGATCTCTAACTCGTCAGCGTTCTCTACGAGGAAGTCCATCATGCGACAAGCATCCTCATACTTACCTGAACCCTTGTAGGGTGCGCCACGCCAAGAAAGGTCACTGGCGCGGCCGGTCGAATGAACACTTAAATTGGAGGCCGACTTGCCTCGCTTTGCCCGGACACCGTAGGTTCCGTTGTTCCACAAGCCAAACTCGGCTTCCAACAGGTCAACCAGTTTTTCGAGGCCAGCCCTTTTGCGTTTCGCTGTTCGGTCGTATCCGGTATAGCGTCGTTTTGCCATTAGTGTGCCTTTATTTGGAAGTTGACGATCATGTGGAGGCTTTCAACGTTGAACGCTGCGCCGGTCAATGCTGCACCGCCATCACCAGTCGCGTCGCTGCTTGGACCATCGGTTGCGTCATTGTTGCTACCTGTATTGGTTTGTGAGGGGCTACCGCTAGTGTCGTTTGACGGTCCACCAGACGTTGTACTATCTACATCGGTGTTATGCGTGTGAGAAAAAGTGTTTGTGTACACCTGCATGCCGAATGTCACTGCGTCGTAGTGCATATCGGGGATACGGTAAGATGTACCCGGTCCCGTTGAAGTGATGTAACCGTCACCCTTACGATGCACTACATCTACTGAAGGACCGCCAGAAGTTTTTGATGCAGGGTTAGTGTCGTGTGTGTGAGATGACAACGAGTGCGTGTGATCTGACAACGAGTGAACGTGATCGTTCATTGTGTGCGTGTGAGCAGACAACGTGTGAGTGTGCTTCGGCAAATTAGTTGCCGACAACGACTTCGTGTTCGAGCCACCCTCAGCACCCAAAGTTTCGCCCGAATCTTTACCGGACAAATACTTGTTTGCCATCGTGGGCAACACAAGGTTAGACCCAGACTTCCATGCCGCAGGCGCAACAGCCCACAACGCAGGATACGTTGACTGTGCGCCAGTAACCGTTGAACCATCCAACAACAACCAGCCAGTGTCAGCAGACGACTTGATCGTCGCAGCAATCGTGCCAGCAGGCAACAACTTGCTTACAACAGCAGCAGCAAGACTCGACTCAACAACCGCACCAGCAGCCAACTCTGCCGTGTCAACCGCACCAGTAGCAATCTTCGCGTTCGTCACCGCATCCGCAGCAATGTTCGCAGTATCAACCTGACCCCAAGCCAAACCAGAACCAGCCGAAGAATCAGCAATCAACACCGTGTCATCAGCACCAACCGCCAAACGAGCAAACGTCGAAGCACCATGCGAAACAATGTCACCCTTCGACTCCCACATCGCAGCCAGCTCGTTAGCCTCATCCGCATCCACCGCAGTGAACACCGGATACACCGTCGCACCAGAATCATGCGACACCGCAGACGTACCATCCAACCCACGAACAGCATCCGACGCAATATTGATCGTCGTATCACCCGTATTCGTGCGAGTAACCAGCACCTTCTCCTCGGAAGCAGTACCAGGAGACAACACCACATAGAACGGATCAGAACCGTAAGGCCAGTTAGTGGCCGCTGAAACAGTGAACGACGTAGTACCAGATGCAGCAATCGCTGAACTGGTCGTCGAGGAAACCGAAGCCCCTGTATATGCCCTGCGTGTCTTAGCCATTGTTACTCCACAAGCGACCGCAACGTCACCGTTGCAGTCCCATCAAAAATATAGTCGTCATTAGGTTGATCGACAGGCACCCATTCTACACTCTCAACGATTGTCTTGTAGACAGACGTGCCTGTTTGGAACTGGATGATGCGAGGATTATGAATCAGATCCCGTAGTTTGTTTAACTCAAACTCGACATCCACGTTGTATTCCCTGTTGAAACGATTGATGCGTTGATGCAACAACACAGGTATTTGGAACAGCTCTGAACGTGACGGTGACGGTACTGCCCGTGCCTGCCAACGTGCTATCACTGGACCCTCTGACGGGGTAACGCTGTCACGGTTCAACGTGATCTTAAATTTGGCTTGACGGAACTGGTCATCTAAACCAGACAACGAGGTGAGCGAGCCGCCCTGAGCGTTCGCTGTACCTAAACGCTGGTAGTTCCCGCCGTCGTAGGCGTAATCAACGTCAATAGTGCCGTTCAACTCTTCATACTCCAAGTCGAAGAACGCTAAGAACTTCGGGTCGGGGATGCCCCAACGCCAAGTACCTGTTTCACAGTAACCAGTAGACATCAGGTTCGCTGTGTCCTCAACCAGAACACCGACACCTGACACGGTGAACACCCGCTTCGAGTCAAACGTGGCGACACTTTGCACGTCACCCTGACCTTCGTACATCAAGTCGGGGGCTGCGGCAGGGACGTTCACGTCAACGTAATGTGACAGGTCAATGCGGCCAAGACCTGTGTAATCCGGCGTGTAGTTGGTGACACCAACCCAAACGTACTGTTGGTAGCCGTCGGCGCACAGAATCGGGTTTGTTCCAGGGATGGTTTGGCCAAGTACAAGGTTTGCGTCTGCGTCAGCGGAGGCGTAACGCAAGCCTTCGTTGGTGCCGATCAGGACGTATCCGAGATATCCGGCGAGGCTGTAGACACGTTCACCAAACGGCAGTTCGGCAGCAACAACTGGTGTGTCAAGTGTGCCGTCAGACTGGATGGTCACCTTATAAATCAACGATTTCTGACCGGAGTACCCTGCACAATAGATAGCGTTCTGACCGGCTGCGAAACCTACCCAACGGAAGTTGCCGTCAGGATGCGTGTAGTCTGCGGTCGGGTTGTTGCCTGACGGGTCAAACCACAGTTTGCTTGACGCTGTGTCGCTCGCAACTAGACGGCCTTTAGCGTACCCAATCTTGTCAAACTCTTCACCGTACGCCGTGGCCGTACCAGCCAGCGTGTGCGTACCGCCATCAACCTTCACGATGCCCTGTGTTGAACCAGTCCCGGCATACACGACGTATGCGTCACCGCCGATACTTTGGATGTCACGAATTGTGCCAGTGCCGCTAATCGTTGTCCAAGTAGGTGAAGCCGCAAACGGATCAGTCGAATACTTCACATCCGAGCCATCCGTATACCACAGCTCGTCACCGACAACAGCCAAAAACAGGTTCGTGCCAGACGTAGACGACGACACTTTCACATCATTCAACAGGGTGAGTTCGCCCTCAGTCCAAACATCCACACCCAACGAAGCCTCATAACGCTCCACGTTGCTGTCAGGCAAATCCCCATACTTCTGATTGAAACCGAAATGCCAAGACGTTTGACCACGCCTCCACAACCCCTGCGGGTTAATCGCTGCTTCACCAGGAATATCCGATTGGTCAACCGAATCCCTTAACCGTGCCTCAAACGTACGGGCATAACGGCCAGACGCAGTATCAAGCATGTACGGACGGCCATCAATCGACACCGGAAAAATGTGTGGCACCAAATCGGAAGCACCAGAAATACCCGTGTAAAACGACGGTCCACCCGTGAACGGTGTGGTGTAGGTAATCAGCGACATCGCCGCCTACTTTCGGATACGCAAAGGATACTGGCGGTTCAAACGTGCAGCTTCGGCCATCACACGGTCACGACGTAACCGCTGTAGTTGCAGCATCGAGTTCGCTACAGCACCAGACGGCACTTCTTCTGCTCGACGGGTATCGCCCTGCGACTCGGTGAAGTTGCGCTTTATCTCACGGCCAGCCATCAAACGCATCTGTGTGCCTAATGCCAGCACATCATCCAGATAGTCGGAACCGCCAACATCGACAACTGTGTCGGACTCTGCGCTAAACGAACCGTACGGTGCGCGGTACACGACACGGATGGTGCCTGACCGGACGTATGAGTCAAACGCTAACGCAAACCCTGACGCAAAATCGGAGGTCGGCATATCTGTTAGCAGCCGGACATCACGAATAATCGGGTAGTCGTCAGACAGATAACGGTAGCGGACATCAATCAGGTTTTGGATATCGGTCGCCCCCGTGATGTTCACCATACGGTCGCTGCCGTTGTAGGCGATGTCCACAGTTTTCACTTGGAACAGGCCGTTCAACGGTGACGACAGGTCAGCAAGGTCAGCGTTCAACTGTTGCAACACCCGCAACCGAGGGAACCGTGGGTTCACCGTAACAATATCTTCAGCACTATGAGCCGCTGCGGTGGTGCCATTGAAGCCACGCTCCACAACAGCAGACTTAGCGGACGAGTTCGTTGTCCACACATACATCTGTTCCGAACCGACCTCAAACACGGAACCTTCACGCAAACCGGACAGCGGATAGGTGAACGTCACCGTAGTTGTGGACGCGTCAATACCTGTCGCAACCTTGTTACGTTCCTCTACCGTCCCTGCCAACAGTTCGCCAGCAACACGGTCAATCAACTGACCTGCTGTAGTCACTTCTTCTTCTTACCCGAACCTTTATGAGCCGAATCTTTCATCAACTTCCCGTTCGGCATGTAATGGTAGCCAGCGGGAGCTTTCTTCTTTTTCATCGGCATCAGCGTTTCTTGCCCTTCTTCACCTTCGACTCGGCTGTAGACAGGGCAGGACCAAACGACTTAGAACCAGGACCGTTCGACTGGGCAGACTTGCCACCGCCCTTTTTCTTCATGTAAACGCCACCGTAATGTGCCATGTCACTTCTTCTTTCTTGATGCCCAAGCATTATCAACTAGGTTCGGGTACGGACGGCCAGCTCTCGCAGCACGAGCTTTCGCTGCTTTCTTCTGGACATCAGACAAACCCTTCGACTTTTTGACAGGGCTTGGCTTATCCCAAAACGCTTTCTTCGCTACCATGCTTTGCAACTCCAATAGCGTGCCTGAGTTTTTGGACCCGGACTGTCACAGTTGTGGCGTGCATCGAACGACTTTTTACGGGCAGGGTCTTGTTTCTTGATCTTCATGTTCGGATCACCAAACATAACTTTCTTAACCCGTGAACCGTCCTTCACATACACGACAGACTTCTTGCGACCATAACCAGGCTCACCCTTACGGATACGACGCGGAGAATCCAACTCCACGTTCTTGCCTTGATACACAGCCATGCGCTAATTGTACTACAAAATGCCAGTCTCTACCTGCGAGCGGTGGGTAGCTTTCTGCTCGATTTCTCTCGCCCCATCAATTTTGGCTGGCTGCAAACCGTCCTGTTTGAGCCGTTTATAGGCATCCATGTCTTTCGACCATTGACGTTCTGTGGCTTCAATACGGTTATTGTCGATCTTTCGGGACGGCATTGATGACGCTGCGAACGAAACGCCCGCAACCCTGCAACCGAAACAGCCCTCGACATCAAGTGTTGGATGTACTTCACGATGCTTCATAGTCACGAAATATAGTCGCCGTAACCCGCAGCAGTGAGACTTGCCGCTTCGGTAGCGGAAACTTCATGGTCGTGACCCCCTTGATAGGTGTGGATAACTGTAGACATATCTGACGGTTCATTCTCGACATAGCTGCCGTCATCAAGTTTATAGATGTTTCGTCCACGGGGGTTTGGCCGGTAATGCTGTAGGAATCGGAACGCTAAACGTTGTTCCTCGTTCCACGGGATGTCCACATCAAAATCTGAGAAGTGGTGAAGGTTGTCGGTGGGTGGTGTAAATGTTGCCATCAGGTCACCTCGTATCCTGCTGCTACTAGGTCGGCTTTTTCTTCTGCGGTCACAAAGTTTTCGTGTGAACCGAAATAGATTTTGACGACAGCGTTGTCGTTGCGTGGATCTATTGAGGTGTAGGTGCCGTCGGATAGTTTGTAAACGTTGAGTCTGCGTGAACCTGGTTCAAGCCGTGAGAACAGCCGGTTTGCTGGGGTTGCGGAATGGTAGTTTGCCCACACAAAGTCGGCTTCGACTGGTGGCCGGAAGATGAAGCTCTTTGTCCAGGTGGATGGGATGTCTGCTCCGTTGCCTGTGTTGCTTGCTGTGCGTGGCGCGATGTGTAGCCCGGTTGCTGTGCCGCCAGATGTGTTTGTTCCGGTTGCTGTCCGTGGCGCGATGTGTAGCCCGGTTGCTGTTTGGGTGCTGTCACCTGCGCCTGTTGCTGTTCGTGGGGCAACATGCAGTCCGTTAGCGACAGAGGTGCCTGACCCAGACGAGCTGCCTGTGGCGAAGGTGGTGCGTACTTGTACAACAGCAGATGTGCCGTCACCTGTGCCGGTTGCTGTTCGTGGCGCGATGTGGAGTCCGGTGGCGGTGTCTCCGGTTGTTGCGCCACCTGACCCGTAGCCGGTGCGAAGAAGTTTGTGCAGGATGGCGTTGTTGGATGTGCCTGTGCCGGTGCCTGTTCCGGTGCGGGGCGCTATGTGGAGGCCGGTTGTGGTGGAGGTGCCGGTGCCGTCGCCGGTTGCTGTTCGTGGGGCGACGTGTAAACCTGTTGCAGTGGAGGTTCCTGTGCCGTCGCCCGTGGCGGTGCGGAACGCTATGCGGACACCTATGGTGGTGGAGTTGCCGGTTCCTGTTCCGGTTGCTGTGGTGTCGAGTGTGCGTGACCCGTTGTAGCCGGTGGTGTTTGTCGAGTAGGTGAGGGCTGTGGATGCGTAGCCTTGCGATACGTCAGCGGTGGTGCCTTCGTAGGTGAGTTGTTCCCGGTCGTATAGGTAGTCGGGGTTGTCGTAGTCTTGTTCTACGGTGTTTCCGGCGTACGTTATGTGTTCTTCGTAGTCGGTGGAGGATTCGTACAGCCGACTCATTGGTTATGCCTGTGGTGGGTCAGGGAACTCTACGTTCGGCCAGTCGGGATTAGCAGGTAGATCACGCAACGCTTGTCGGTAAGTAGCCCATACGTCAAGATTCCACGGTGCGTCAGAAACCATCCTGAAATCTGAATCAGCCAACAATGAATCCCGATAACTGGTCATGTAAAAATTTTTATCTAACCCAGCCTCTTCATACTTTGCAAGTTCTTCTTCAATGTGCATTACGCCGCCTTAATAATGTAATTCAACGTCAAATATGGCTGAAGGTTGTTGTGCGCTGAAGTAGCGGAAGCACTTGCATTGTTTTGCACCGTACCTGCGGGAGTGAAAGAATGCGAGTGGGATTGTGAAACAACGACGTTAGAGATACCGACTGTAGCCGTAGCAGAAGGCCCCGAAGAAGAAACCTGCCATCGCTCAACAGCACCCGAACTAGGCGTTCCGATAGTTCTTTTGTTTGTTGTCTGAATCGTATTGAAGTAAACAGAACTGCCGTAAGCGTCCATGTCGCCGTCAGCGGGGTCTAGCGCATGAAGCCCACCAGAAACTTTACCTATCGGAGAGATATGGGTATGATTGTGACCTGTTGTGGCAAAAGACGTTGTGCCAGTCAAACTGTTTGCGTGGCTATGACTGGTGTCAGTGGAATTGGTGGAACCACCTGCACCTACAAAGTTGTGTGTATGCTCAGGAACACCTGACTCGGCAGAAGTCAATGTGTGAGTTTTTTCACCACTTGCTTCACCCAATGTGTCAAACTCTGTTTGGGCATAGTCAATGCCAACGGGAACACGACCTTTCATATTTGGTACGTTAAAAGTTGTAGAACCGTCGCCTGTACCATACGTCGTGCCAAACACAGCAAATAACGCCGCATAAGTAGTTCTGCTGACAGCAGAACCGTCACACACCAGCCATGTAACGTCAGGGCTAGAGGCTCCAGCAAACGGGATAACTGAACCTACAGGCATTGCGGATCGAACCAGATAGTCAAGTGACGTGGTGACAGCAGAATTGTCTACACCAATTTTTGTTTGTACCGCTTCCATCGCATCATTAATATCTGCATGCTGTTGATCGTGCGGAGGATTATCTAAGGTGTCAGCCGATGTTGGGTTCGTGAACGCATCAATGCTTGACGGAAAGTTCGTAGTCATGCAGGCACCTCTTCAATTTTCTCTGTGCCAACTTGTTGTTCAATCCACGCTGACCATTCTTCGGTAGACATGACGGTTACGGTGTCGTCAACCTGTACCGACACGGTTCCGTCAGGATACATTTCTTCTAGTTCTTGTCGTGTCCATGTAGCCATCATCATCACCCGTTGTTGTATCCGTACACCCAGATCGTGCCAGTTGCGAATGTGCCAGTTATGGGCAGTAGCGTAAACCCAGTTGACTGCGTGCCTGTGGCCGCAACGGTGGAACCGTTTGACACGCCTGCCACATACGAAGAGAATTGACAAGAAAATCGGGGTCGATTGTTTTCATAAGGTTCGTACATTTCGATACTCCCCATCGCTCGCACACTTTGATTCGTGTAACCAATAAACCATTCGTCAGTATCGAAGTGACCCACTTCCGTCCATGCAGCCGTTGAATATATAGACGCATAGAACAATTTTGAATCGTATCCAGTTGATGATGTTTCGCCGCTAATCCTCAACCCGATGCCACTATTTACAGATGAAGTGACCGCATACATAATTTTGTAATTATTGAAGGTTGAAGAAAACACATTGTCCACTGTTACCGAGGACACACCGCTACCGATAGTCTGTGACTTGATAAACGTCAAACCCTGATTAGCAACCTTATAATCCAACGACCCAGTATCAGCCGAACCGTCAACACCAACCTTCGACTCCAAAGCCTCCACAGCATCATTCACATCCGCATGTTGAGCAGAATGCGAAACCGACGCCAGCGTATCGCTGGTTGTCGGGTTCGTAAAGTTGTCTATGCTGGACGGAAAATTAGTGGTCACGGCAACACCTCTTCAGGTTTCTCTGTGCCAACCTGCTGCTCAATCCATGCTGACCATTCATCGGTAGACATCACAGTAACGGTGTCGTCAACCTGTACGTTGACGGTGCCGTCAGGGTAAAGGGCTTCTAGTTCTTGTCGTGTCCATGTAGCCATCTGTTATCACCCGTTATTGTATCCGTACACCCGAATAGTGCCGCCCGACAATAGTCCAGCGTCTACGAACAACTCAAACGATGTGTAACTTGAGGCAACTTGGTGTTCTCCCTGCATCGTTCCATAGTTGTTACCGTTCTGATAACCAGCGTTTCTTATCTTCGTGTACATAGAAAGATAAGGAGCAAAAAGTTGAAAGGAAGCATGTGTCGCCTCTCCTACTCCTGACGGGCCACCAACCCAGTTGAACTGGGTTGCATTGTTTCTTGTAGCCCCATTAACTGTGGAACTCGTAACACTTCCATATGCCAAAAATCCGTAATAGCCAGTCGCCGACGAACCCAACTTCAACTTGACATCTGTCGTAGAAGTCTGTGTACCACCAGACATGATTATCTCGTAGTTGTCAAACGTGGCAGAGAACGCATTAGTGACCGTCACCGATGACACACCGCTACCAACCGCCACAGACTTAACGAGAACTAAACCCTGATTAGCAACCTTATAATCCAACGACCCAGTAACCGCAGAACCATCAACACCAACCTTCGCCTCCAAAGCCTCAACAGCATCATTCAAATTAGCGTGCTGATCTGCATGAGGAACCGTGACAGAATCCATCGCATCCGAAGCAGACGGATTCGTAAACGAATCCAAAGAACCCGGAAAATTAGTTGCCATCAGTCCAACGTCAACGTCAACGAAGTAATCTGAAACGTATCACCAGCCGTCACAGCAGCAGACGAAGCCAACGCCCCAGACCACAACGCATTACCAGCCGACGACGCATCCCACATCGACCAATGCGAATACGTCTCAGACGTAGAAACA